TCAGTTGTACGTGCAAATGCTGAAGTTGTGGCGCTCTGCAGGATGGTGAGTGCTGTTGGTGAAACAACAACCCAGTTACCTGCCCCACGACGGGTACGAGCAGCGATGAGGTTTGCACCACGGTTGATTAGAACAGCCAGTGCGGCATGTTCGTCACCAACGTATGTTGCAGTACCAGAAACGTTGCCCTGGTCGTATGTGAGGGTTGTACCAGCCAGGGTGCGTAGGCTAACTAGGATTTCCTGGTCAACTTCTGCTGTGATTTCCTGGGCTAGTGCAGCCATAATTTCGGCTTCAATATCAATGCCCTGTTGAGCTTGTGAGTCCTGAGCAGCTTCAAAGGTCCAGCGAGCAGACAGTTTACGTGTCTTGGCTTCAACTGTTTCTTTGAGAATCTGAATGTTCAGTCTCTTACCAGCAGTACCTTCAAGGACGCTTGTATTAGCGGCTCTTGGATTTACTGTATCGCCGTTACCTGAATAGAAACGTGCGATATCAAATGGGCTTAGGGCCTCGGCACCTGCGATGACACCTGGGGCTGGAGCACCAAATGTGTCAGCGTAGCGAACACGTAGTGTATGGATCTGTCCAACAGGGCCACTCATTGGCTGTACGCCGATGATTTCGTTGGCAATAACTGTTGGCATGACACGACGAATTACAGGTAGAATTACCTTGTTGAGGGTAGCAACGTTACCGGCGCTTGTTGAACCGGGGGTTGCATGCTCAAACAGGATTCCACTCTTGCTTTGTAGGTCCTTGCGTGTGTTTTCTAGGATGACTTCCATTACCTTTTTGCGATTGCCTGATAGACCCTCGCAGAGAGCGGTTTTGGTAGCCGTCCAGTGTGTCTCGAATAGGTTCTTACTCATAATTATATCACTCCTTAATTCTTGATACCTGCGAGGTGAAGGATTACGCCAAGATCATCTGGTGTCTTGGATTCTTCAATCACTGCTTTGGCTAGTTGGTTGTTTGTTCTGTCACCAGTTTTGGCAACAGAGTTATTAGTGCGTGTGCTTTCTGCTAAGGTAACCTTAGATGCAGCACCGTTTACTACCGTTGGTAGATATCTGTTGTAAGCTTCTTTAAGATTACTAGTCTTAATGTCTTTCAACATGTTTTCCATAACGGATTTCTTTTCGCGTGTTAGAGGAGCCAGTAATTCATTTAGAATTTGGACTCGTTGCACACGTTCATTGGCGACTGATATTTGACTATTAGCTTTTTCAAGAAGCGTCTGTTGCTTGTTTAGGGCAGCTTTTGCTTCGTTGAGAGCCTTTTGATTAGCATTTAGTTTGCGATTTAGTTTCTTGACCATGCTACCTTCTGAAAGGTAACTGGCCATATATTCTGCCGCAACTGCTTCAAAAATCTTACGACCAAAGTTATTTTCTCTGGCAGTTTTGATATCCTGACGCCACTGTACAAGTTCAGTTTTAATCACTTCATTTAGAGTTTTATCAACTGCTTCTGTAGTACGATTTATAAACTTATTTTGTACTTCCGCTAGCTTTTTCTTGCCTTCTTGAGCAAGTCTAGCACGCTGTTCTACCAGTGCTTTTTTATCAGCATGGAACTCTGCGATTTCTTCGCTGAGTTGTTTTAGAACAAAGCCTTCTAACTTGTTAACACGATCTTTTAGAGCGTGTGCACTAACCTTTTTCATTTCGGCTAGTTCTCTTGCCATTTGGTTACGCTGAGTTTCCAGTGACTTTCTATCATCAACAAATTCATTCAGTTCTGCTCTTAACTGTTTTGCTACAAATTCGTTAAGCTTTTTTGTGTGCTCAACAACTTTAGTAGCATAGAGTTTTTTGCATTCTGCGACTTTTTGACTTAGCTTCGCACGTTGCTTAATGAGGGCAGTTCTATCTTCTGCAAACTCAGTAAGTTCGTTACGAATACTTTCGCTCAGCATTTTGTCCATGGCAGTAACAAGTGCTGCTTTGTCACTACTATACCTAGCAGCATAATCCTCGTGGAGTTTTTGCTCCACAGCCTTAATCTTGTTGTTAAAGGCCTCCTGTAGTGCAGCCTTGACATCGTTGCCAAGCACTTCATTTTCCAGGAGATCTTTTATTTCGTTATCCATAGGACGACACTCCTTATCTTAGTTTCAATTCATCTACCCAACTCAGAAGTATCTTTTTAAGATGCTTTTGAGCTGTAGCGTCATGTTTTACACTTTCGGCTATGTTGTAGACTTTGTGTCCGTGTCTGCGATTCATGATTGCTTCATAAATTGGTGAAGGGTATGCATTTGGCGCAGATGGTTTTGCCACAATGTCAACAGTAAGCATATCAAAGTCTGAAACCTTACCGTTGTCATCAACGTTACCTGATCCACGAGAACTAACGCCGAGTTTAATCCCGCAATCTAATAATGTTTTGACGATGTTTCCACATGGTGTTGGAAGAATTTGAAGTTTTCCGTAACCATTGGCACCATCCATCCACATCTCGGTAATTTTGTGGCTGACTCTATCGAGATGTATTTGCAATTCTTGAGGATGATCGCATTCACCTAGAACACCAGCATCATCTTTAATAGCTTTACTTATGTTATCAACCGCACGACGTATTTCATTTAAAGGATAAACTCTTCCATTGTGGTTTCGTATATCACCTTGAATGAAAATACCTTTCATGAAAATGTTTTTTACGCCACCAGAGTTTGAAGAATCACCTTCAACAATAATTTCTGTTTTTGCGGTATCGTAGTTTAATGTTTCAATTAAAAGTTTATTCATGTTTTTTCTGTTGATATATTATATTTAGTTTAATGTTTTTTTTAAGCCGTAATCATGCAAAAATCTGGCTGAATTTTTAATTTCAGCCAGATTTTCCATTTTCACTTACTTTTTCTTGCCGCCTTCTAAGTTTTTACCACCATAGGTCAATGGGCTGATAGACTTTTCAACCTTTGGTTCTGGGTGATTGAGCTTAGCGGATGGTGCGCCTTCTTTGCTCATTTTTTTCATACCCTGTTCTGCTGTCTTACGACGATTATCAGTGCTTTCAATTCCTAACTTATCGCTTTTTGGAGCAGTTTCTAGGTTATAACCCTTGTGGGTTGGACCATCACCGATTTTTACAGGCGAGGCACCCATACGAGATGTCTGAGATGGTGGGACTGGACTTTTTGCATTGGCACCTTTGCTCATGCCACTGTCAGCATAACCAGCGTCTTTTGGAGACTTCTGACTTTTTTCCATGTCTTTAGTGATAACTTCAAGATCAAGGCTTTCTGCGAGATCAGCGAAATCTTCGTCTAACTCCCACTGTTCTTTGACATCTTCGTCATCTTCCTCATCTTCTTCTTCGGAGTCTTCGTCAGACATTTCACTATCTTCGTCATCAGAGTCATCCATGTCTTCAACGTCTTCAACGTCTGTGACTTCTGTGTCACCTTCGTCATCCGTTGCTACTGTTTCCATGTCTTCAACATCTTCAACTTTATCATCTGATGGAAGTTTGAATTCATCTCTGAGATCTTGCAGAGCTTTTTCTAGGGTGCTTATTGTGCTGGCGATACGATCTTTGTCAGCATCATCTGCGGCGGAACCTGCTGCATCATCTGCAGATACTTCATCAACTTCGTTCATCATTTCTTCAAAGTTAATTTCAGAATCCATCTCTTCAATGTCCTTTGTCAGGTCTTCTCCGAGATCTCCACTTCCATGGACCATGTCATCATGACCCTCTTCCATGTCACCGTGCATGCCTTCATCCATGTCACCATGCATACCTTCTTCCATGTCGTCATGCATGTCTTCATCATCATGCGCAGCTTCTTCCATATCGCCATGCATGGTTTCATCAACGTCATCCTGCATGTCATCGTCAGACATTAGCTCTTCGTGAATCGCACGCGCTTTTTCAATAAATACTTGGTGCAATAGTTCTTTTGCTTTATCTTCTTGGTTCTTTATTAGGTATTCTAATACCTTTGTGAGTTTTGTATTATCAGTCATGCTTTTTCTCCTTTTTGCCAAATTTTAAAGACAGACTCAGGATTTATTTAATCAAATAATCAAAAATCCGGCTTAATTACCTGAAAAAAGGCTATTTTTTGAGAAAAATTAGGTTACACGCATAATAAATTGTGTATTTCCGATCTGATATGGTATTAAATTTGGAGTATTGATAACCCCACTTGGTGTTGTAATTACCTGTCCATCACATAAT